TATCAAGTTTGAGACTTGGTTCTATCGGTGCTCAGTTGGGTGCTGCTATTAACGAATTCTCAACTGATGGCACATTGTCTCAGAATAGCGACAATAAAGTTGCTACACAGAAGGCAGTTAAAACTTATGTTGACAACCTATCTTCTGTTGATGGTAACTTCCTCGTTGGTGGAAACCTCACAGTTAAGGGTACAACAACATCAATTAACTCTGTTACTTTAACATCCAAGGATCGTAATATTGAATTGGGTAAAGTTGCTGTTGCTACCTTCACTGGTGATATCACTGAAGGTTCAGCAGACATCACCAATTGTAGCGATATGGATAATATCGCACCTGGCGTAGCAATTACGCTAGATGCTGGTGGTGGTACAGTTACACTCGCTTCTGGCGGTGTTGTAACTGCTGTTTCTGGAACAACTGTAACACTTGACCAAGTGTTCGGTGGATCTGGATCTGCTACAGGTGCTACCTTCTCAACAGGTGGTGCTACAGATACAACAGCCGATACAGGTGGTATCACCATCAAAGGATCTACCGACAAGACAATCCAATGGTTGTCTTCTAATGGTAAGTTCAACTTTAGTAATGGTATTGAACTTGCTTCTGGTTTAGGAGTGACTATCAATGCAACTGATGTCTTAACAGAAACTAGTATTTTTGGTAAGACAATTGCAACAACCTTAGGTACGGACGACACAACAATTCCAACCTCAGGTGCTGTTGATGCAGCGGTGAAAGGTGTGTCTGCGACTGCATATTATATCTCAGCGGTCTAAGTATTTTATAAATAAATTAACAACACTAAACTGGTAAATTTTTTAAATTAAACGGAGTAACCTAACATGGCTTCTGGAGTATACGGAAAAGTAGATGTCTCAAGTGCAAGCACTTGGACTGAAGTTGTATCTGCCGCAGCAGGTACAAGGGTAGCGACCCTAAATATCGCCAACCGCCAGGGTAGTGCAACCACTGTTAGGGTTGCTCTACGTGACGCAACAGGTAACATTACCGATGCTGATTGCATTGAGTATGACGTTAGTCTTCCTGCAAATGGCGTTCTAGAGAGAACAGGCATCGTTTTAGACGCCAACAACGGATTGCATGTCTATGCATCAGCAGCAGTCACAGCTGTTGCTTATGGCATTGATGGCTGAATCTGAAAAACATTAACCAAGGAATAGGAATAAAAAAATGGGAAGAAGAATTACAATCCAAGAAAGTGGTGGTGGCGGCGGCACAGGCAACGCACATAAGGAAGATCCGTTTGATCAACCTTGTTTTAGTGCCTATAACGGTAGCTATAACTACTCAACTGGTTGGTTCACATGGGACCACAACCTAAACGTTCATAACTGGATCATTGGTGATAACAATGGTTACTCCCAGTATCGTTCTGATAACTCATCTCAGAACACTGAATTCATTAACGAACAAGGTTCTGACAACTGGTTCAACACTTGGAATGAACCAAGCAGTTCTACTGATCGTGTGAACCTAATTTGTTATGCTGGGTATCTAGGTCACCAAAATTTCCTTAACGGTTCCTGCCGAGGCAGTGCCACTCCTTGGTTCGTTCATACAAATGGTTCTAGTTATCGTTCATACGGTTTCAGAGACGTTTGTACTCTTCCTGGTGAAACTAGTCAAGACTACGCTGTGTTCGTTAACTGGGGCGGGGCGATGCGTATGTGTCAAAGATCCTCTAGTGAATACTGGATGGGTTATAACTATGGTAAACTTCCTTACGTTGATGTTCCAGATGGTTGGTCCAACCAAATGTATGGTGGTGGTTCCTACAACAGAAAGACCAAGAAAATGGTCTTCATGGAAACCAACGACAGTTACACATATCAACCATGGTTGTGGGAGAATGTCCCCAACCTAAGAGCTGTTGCCAACAACGGTGGTAACTTTGAATATGATCACGCTGAGCGGTATAGTGGTTACAGCACCAGCAGTCTTCAGGCTTACTTCAACCAGACTTCTAACAGAAAGACTGGAGGTTATGCCAATAGTGGTTACTATGACTACGCAAGTGGCAAACCAACTAACCAGACTACAGAAGACCAAAGACGTTGTATTACTGTTCTCTGTGATAACGATAGAATCGTTATGTTCCAAATGATTCCTAGCTACGGTGCTTGGGCATGTAGATGGAATTCTCCAACTGTAGATGGTAATGGTAATTCTGGTAACCTTTACACTTGGAACGGTACTACATCTTATGGTATTGACCAAGGTGAAAGATATGGTGCTAGATGGACAATGACCAGTGATGGTAGATACATCGCAATGTACTGCCCTTACTACTATTATGGTTCTGGTATCTTTATTGCTGTTACCAGAGTATCTGATGGTAAGACATTACGTAGTTCTTGGTCAACTTCAAGTGAATCTGTAATTCCTGTACCATTTGGTAAGTCTAACTTCCTGATGGTATCCAGTAGAAACACTGACGGTGGTCAAGGTATTAGATTTACTCAGTTCAACTGTGACTACAGATTTGGTGTTGGTAACGACGTTAGTGATCCAGATATGATTGGAGCAATTGACGCTTCTAGTTATCAGTTTGATAGTACTTATTACACTACATCCTATCCAGGTATTATTCCAGCAATCTATAATACTTCTCTGTTTAATACAGAACTTGATACTGATTATACAAACGCAGGATAATCACAATCCATGGGTCACTCTAGATCTAGGGTGACCCAAACTAATAAATATATTTACAGGAAAGGTAATTAATTCAAATGGCGTACTTAATTTACGATACAATCTCTGGGGAAACTGTTACACAGTTTGATTACGACCCCACTGATGGTGGTGCTAAACCACTAATGGATGGGTTTCTCATGTTTGAAGGAGAAATTGATAGCAGCAAAAATCTTCAGATGGCATATCGTCCAAATGCAGAAGGAACTGCTTTGGTAAATCCTTTTGAGGGAATGTCAATTGAAGACCAAACCAAAGAACATGCCAAAGAAATTTTGGTTAGAACTGCTAAAGATATGAAAGCAGCTAAACTAAAACTTATCAAAACAAATTGTAGAAAGAAACTAGAAGATGAATTTGGCAGATCATCTTGGAAAGTGGAAAAAGCACAAGAACAAGATCTCATTAATGGCAACAATGATGCCATGAGAAAACTTGCTGTAGAGAAGCAAGCGATTCGTGATGGTAATAATGCTCTAGAAGCAAAACTTGAAGCACTAGATCCTGCCACTGATGCACAAGCAATCGTTGATTTTGATCCTGATGATTTCTGATTTCCAAAGTAACATTTGAATTTATAAATACCCCTAGGAAACACTAGGGGTATTTTTTATGGCTGAACCCACCAGTAGGGCAGAATTAAAAGATTACTGTCTAAGGAAGTTAGGGTTCCCTGTACTAGAAGTCAATGTAGACGACGATCAGATAGAGGACTCAATTGATGATGCTTTGCAATACTATCGTATGAGACATTACGATGGTGTTGAACTTGCATATATGAAGCACATCTTTACTGCTGACGACAAAACACAATTCCAGTCACAAGATACCACAACTACTATTGGTACAACTGAATGGAAAACTAGAGACAGGTATATTCAATTACCAACAGATGTTGTTGGTGTATCTAAAGTATTTGGTCTTGCTAGTAATGCTGTAAGAAATAATCTATTTGGTATTGAGTATCAAATCTTTTTGAATGACTTATATGCCGTAGGTTCTCTTGACTTTCTTAACTATTATATGGTTAAGCAGTGGATGGAAACTATGGATATGGTATTGAACAATGGTTCTTTTGTTCAATTTAGATTTAACATGAGACAAGATAGATTATATCTTGATGTTGGCGAGGACATGTTAGCAGAAGATATTCACGTCATTGTTGAATGTCATAGAGCATTAGATCCTGAAACATATCCTCAAGTTTATAGTGATATCTTTTTAAAGAAATATACCACTGCTCTTATTAAAAGACAGTGGGGTCAGAACTTAATTAAGTTTAATGGTGTGCAACTTCCTGGTGGAGTTAGCATGAATGGTAGACAACTATTTGACGATGCAGAAAAAGAAATTGAAGAACTAATGACTGCTTCTTCAAGCACATATGAATTACCACCGCTGGATATGATCGGATGAAGAAAGTATATTTTCCTCAACATGGTGGGATTACCACCGAACAAAATCTGGTACAAGACTTGGTTGATGAACAAATCAAGTTGTTTGGATCAGATGTGTTTTATATTCCTAGAGTACACTTAAAGGATAAAACTCTAGGGGAAGTCATACAGTCTGAATTTAATCAGAGCTATATGATTGAAATGTTCTTAGTGAATGTTGAGGGATTTGGGGCTGGTAGTGAATTTGTAAGTAAGTTTGGTTTAAGGATTACAGATGAAATTACCTTTGTTGTATCACGTAGAAGGTGGGAACAATCAGCTAATCCTGCATTAAATCTTGCTGTAGATGGTAGACCCAATGAAGGAGATCTAATCTACTTCCCTTTGACAGAGGATTTATATGAAATTAAATACGTTGAGAGAGAAAATCCTTTCTTCCAATTAGGAAAACAATACTTCTATACACTTACTGCTGAACTATACGAGCAAGGTGCAGATAAATTTGATACTGGTATTGATGAGATTGATGAAATTGAAAGAGATTTCAGCAATATTACAACATTAAATCTATCAATTTCTACAAGATATCAAGCAACAGGAACACTAACTGTAGATTCTTCTGGACAACTTACAGGAGCATCCGTAAATATTGCAGGTACTGGATATAGTACAGTGCCTTCAGTAAGTATTGATGGAGCAAACGGATCGGGTGGTATTGTTCAGGCAGCAATTGCTGATGGTGGAGTTGTTACATTAAGCGTTTTAAATGGTGGAACTGGATACGTATCTGATACTACTAGTGCAGATTTTCCAAAACTTATTATTGATGCACCACCCAACCCTGTAGATTTTATTGCAGACGAACATGTTGTTATTGGTGGATTCACTCAACAGGGTGGTGGTAGATCATGGAGTTCTGAAAACGGTGTAGTTACTGTTACTGCTCTAGGTGGATTTGATCCTACGTTTGCACCAAATACACAGAAAAAATATTTTTATTGGAAGTTTGAGGACAAACGTATTTGTTATGTCTACACATACAATGGAACTACTGCAACAACAGAGACAGGTCATTTTTATTATGATGCTGCAAATGTTAAATACATTATTAATACTTACATGGAAACTACTACAAGTGGTTCCCAAGCGACAATGTATGACTTAGATAGTGGAACAATAGCAGAAGTAGCAGATTGGAACGGAGTAACATATACACTTGAAGTTATGAATCGTACAGGTAACTTCCTTGACGGTGATACTATTAGAGGGGTTGAATCTAATGCCCTATATACATTAGGAGCATTCTCTACTATTGATAATGAAAGTATTGAATATGATCAGAATCAAGCAATTGAAGATGGTGCTGACGATATAATTGATTGGGGTGAAGGAAACCCATTTGGTGAAATTGGTAATTATACAGGTAGCTTCTGATGTTAGGAACACAATTTTATAACGAGGCAGTAAGAAAGACTGTCATTTCTTTCGGTACTTTATTCAATAATATTGAATTAAAAAAGATCGTTAATGGACAAGTAATGGAAGTTGAAAAAGTTCCACTTGCTTATGGTCCTAAAAATAAATTTTTATATAGACTACAAGGGAATCCTACGGATGGTAGAAAGGTAGCAATTACTTTACCACGTCTCTATTTTGAGATGACAGGTATTGAGTATGATTCTGCAAGAAAAACTCCTGCAATAACCAGAACTAAAGCGGTTCTACCTGTTGATGGGGAGTCAGCAAATGCAAAGCAAGTAATGACTCAATATGTACCTGTTCCATATAATATAGGATTTGAAGTAGGTATAATTGCAAAATCACAAGATGATGGACTACAAATTCTAGAACAAATTTTACCATTCTTTCAACCAAACTTTAACATGAGTGTTAAGTTTATTCCTGATATGAATGAAGTAAGAGATGTTGCTATCGTCTTAAACAGTGTTGATTTTGATGATGATTGGGAAGATGATTTCAACACACGACGTAGTTTAATTTATACGTTGAGATTTACTGCCAAATCTTACATCTACGGACCTTACAGCAAGGCAGATGTTATTCGTAAGTCTCGCATCATTGAAACTATTGGAGATAAGGAAGTTAGTAAGAGACACGTTGAAAGATCATATACACCTAAAGCAAAGACTGATCTCAATAACGACGGACAAGTTACTGCCGCAGATGATGCATTTGTAACTGCTGCTGACGACTTTGGATTTAATGAAGGGATTGAATTCTTATGAGTAGCCTAGAAGACAACATGGAAGACATCCTCAACATTGATACTGAGGTTGTAGAAAGCAAACCAAGTAAACCTGTTCCACCTAAGGTTGATAAGGATGATCGTAAAAAAGATTATGAATATACTCGTGGTGAACTATACTCTCTCATAGATAAGGGTCAGGAGGCGGTACAAGGTGCTTTAGAGGTGGCACAGGAGTCAGGGCACCCAAGAGCGTATGAAGTCGCTGTAGCGGCGATGAAGCACGTTGCTGATATGACTGAGAAACTTCAAGACCTACATAAGAAGATGAAGGATCTAGATGAAGAAAAATCTGGTCCAAAAAATGTTACCAATAACGCAATGTTTGTTGGTAGTACAACCGAACTTCAAAAGATGCTTAAGCAAATGAAAGGGGGGAAACGATGAAAGATTTTAAACAATTCAGAGAACTTTC